TTCAATCTAGGCTCTGCTGAATCACCCCATATTAGTTCTCTGCCAATTCCTATGTCTTTAAACTTTTTGTTTATATCGTGTCCTGTCATCATTGATTGATATAAATACTCTTTAATATACAAGTCATAGTCTTTAATCCAGACACCAACCAAAGCAGTCGGATCATTAGTATATCCGTAATCTAATCCGAAAGAAATAAACTTAGCATCGTCTGGAACTTTCTCCACTACATTGTGATTAAATATAACAGACTTGCTAACACCTTTTAATCCTAGTCCGTAAACTTGCCAATACTGTTCGTCAGTTTCTCTTAGTCTTTCAATCTCAGCAACTATGCTACTATCTAAAAAAGGGTTATCTAAATAAGTTGTCCTGTAAAACTCTACGTCATCTCTATTCAGTACTCTATCATATATCCAATGGTATTCGTCAGAGGGATTGTAGTCAATTATTATTTTATCGGTAGTTCTAAATATTAACTGTTGCCAGTCTTCAAACTCCAATTCATTAGCCTCGTTTATAAACAGTAAATCTCTTTTACGTCCTCTAATTTTTTGAGGTTGATCAACGCTTATAAATTCTATTAAGTTTCCGTTTAGATAGTATTCACTGTTAGATTTATTGTGATACTCTTCTCTGTATATATCGTACTCTTTTAAGATGCTTATAAAATCTCTCATTACCGAAGCTCTAACGCTAGGGAACGTTTTTCTAGTGATAGTAATAGTCTTCTTTGTATGCTTTAAGCAATACTGAAAAATAATGTATAGAATTATATTGTAAGTCTTTCCAGACCTCGTACCCCCTTGCTCAACTACAATTTTGCTTTTACTATTGAGTAAGTGTTTATAAACTACGTTGGTTTTAATCCTCGGTATTCTCAATTATTTCTATTTGAAAATTAGTAGGCATTCCATTAGCTCCAGTTATTTCTTGCCTCTCCACAAAGCCTCTGCCCTTGCCTTTAGTCTTTAAATAAAATATAGTAGCTGATGTATTTCCGTCTCCTATTTGTTTATGTAATTGACTTTCTGCAAAATCTAAAGCTATGTTTTGTACGTCCTCTACTTTCTTTGCAAACTCCTTGTCCTCGTTTAACCAGCCGTAAAAAGTAGTCCTACCTACTCCAACTGTTCGACAAGCCGTTGTTACAATTCCCAAATGTTTTTCTAGTGCTTCTAGTATTGCCTTTTTATGTTGTTCGGTTTTGTTCATTTTATATTCCTTTTATTGGTGCTTTTATTATAGGGTTTAAGTCAAAGTTCTTTTTTTTCTTGCCTCTCTGAGTAGTGTCTAGCTTTACAATTTTTGAACCCCATTTTTTTTGCATTAGTTTTAATTGATCTTTCTCTCTACTCATTGTTCTGTAATCAGCACACCCTCCTAAATTTCCGTGGTCTTTCTTTACTAGACAAGCATAGTTAAATCTCAGTATTTTTCTGTATTCATTTAGATTTTGTAAACAATAATCGTAATCGTCTTTTAATGGCAATCTTTCGTCAAATCTTAATTCGTTGTTTAGAAAACCCATAAAAGATGCTGATACCGTATTAGTCAAACTAAATGGCGAGTACTCTCTATAACTACCTTTGTCTCCTAAAATATTAACCCCCCATAATTTAGATCCAACCTCTTCACACATATCAAAGCCTTGCTCTATCCATTCTGTAATGTTGTTTATTGTTTCTTGTTTCGGCTTACCCTCTTTTATATTCCAACGTTTAATTGCTTCAAGGTCATCGTCAACTATTAAACCCTTGCTTCCTATATAATTGTCAAGCATATAATTACGAACTCTAGCAATGTTTCCTTTTACACTGTCTGGCATAACCTCCACATTGTACCCTAGTTTCTTATAGTCATCTGCTTCAAACTCGTGAACGCAGTAAATTATATCTTTTATTATTCTGTGAGTCTTAACTCCCTTAGCTCTCTTGTAACTTGGTGCATATATTTTCATATTGATTTTAAAATTTCTAAACATAAGTCATTAGGTATCTTGCTTCTATTGTAGTTGCCTTTCATTCCTTGTGTGCCAGTTCTACTTCCCCTTGGAGCAGCTTCGTGATGACAATTTTTATTGCCATTATGACACTCTGGACGCGGCTGCCATCCGTCTGGATTAAGCAATGATCTTAAATTGTTAGTCCATATATCCGTAGGCTTTGCCCTAGTATCTCCGTAAGTGCAATACCAAACAGTTGCTCTAGGTATTCCAATCATAAAGTTTTGTTTTCGTAGCATCCCTCTTGGGTTTTCTATATACCAATATTTAGGGTTTAGCTCTTTTATTATTTCTAAAGTTTTTTTAACTATTAAATCGCTTTTAAATGCAAAATCTGACAAAGGCTTATTGTGTGGTCTGTGATGAGATATAGCTGCTATACTATAAGTAGTACAAGGTGGACTTGCCCAAATGACGTCAGGTTTAAACGGTAACTTATTTAAATCAAAGTCTAAAATATCTATTGCATAATTTATTCCTTCAAAATTGTTTAAGTCAGTACTAAAAACTTCATAGCCTAAAGACTTTGCAGCTTTTCCAATACTTCTGCTACCAGCAAATAACTCTAATATTTTCATACGCCTTTAATTGGTATTTTAAATTCAAACCTTGTTTTATTCCAGTTCATTATTTTTTCTCCCCACTTATTGTTTAACATAGTTGCATAAACCCTCCTATCGTTATTTGTATAGCCTATTACGCTATCTTTACCACCGTCTTGACCGTAGAACACCATTGCATACTGATTGTCCTTTAAAAGCTTTCTATTTGAGTTTAACTTTTGTACCCAAAACTCTACGTCTTCATTTATTTTAAATCTCTCGTCATATCTCAGTCCGTCATTCTCACAAACTAAAGTACCTCCAAAAATAACTTTAGTAAACGAGAAAGGCTGATAATCTTTCAGCTTCATATTATCAAGCGAATAATCCACTCCAGCATATTTGATACCAGAGTCTTTAGCCATTATATATATTTTTTCTAATAATTGTAATGTTTCGTCTCTCTCTAAGTCATTGCCCTCTTTCTTTCTTTTGACCTTTACTAAGTCATCGTCTATTATCCAGCCGTAACCGTCCTCTTGCTCTTCTTTTATTAAATCTAAAACAGCATTTCTTTTTTTAGCTACCGATCCATCTCTGCTATCCTCAATACTTTGAACTGCATTTCCGTATCTTTTTTTATATTCACTCTCTTGGCTTTTAGGTACTATAATTTTACCACAACCCAGATATTCGTATGTCCTAACATTGTCAGCTCTATTGTAAGAGGGTATGTATATGTTATTCATCTTTGATACTTCTAAGGTACTTAGCTCCATTTAAAACCCTCCCTATGCCCTTGCTCCAAGGTTTGCCATTCGCTCTCATTGAATGTACTGAGTTAATATCAAAATGTGTCTGTGCTGATAGCCAATCAACCTCTGAATCAAAAAGCAATACAACGTAATTATGCGACTCGTCTAAATATTCGCTAAACTCAATCTCTTGCTCCTCAACTCCAGTAAAGTCTTCTATGCTCGGTACATCAAGTCCCCAATCCTCTAGTTTATCTACGTCCCATTCGTTTGCTAATGTGTCCCAGTCCCATTCTCCAAACCCAGAGTTGTCTTTTATTATAAACTCCTTTTGTTGTTCCTCAGTTAAATTGTCAGCTTTTAATATCCAGACTTCTTTTAACCCAGCCTGTTGGCAAGCTTTTAATCTCATATTGCCACCAAGTACAGTCATTTCTCCGTTTACTACTATTGGTCGAATTTTAAGCATTTCTGGAAAGTCCTTTATGCTTTGCACTAACTTTTTAAATTTAGCATCTTTGATAATTCTAGGGTTATCCTTGTTTCCTTTAACCTCTGTTATTTTTACTAGCTCCATTAAATTGTGTTTTGTAATTCTTTTATTTTACTTTCTTGTTTAATTTCTTCAACTAATTTTTTAATCGACTCTCTATAATTTATAATATACTCTTCAAGATTATCAATTAAACCAAAATTGTGGTATTTAATTATCAACTCTTCTCCCTCTAATTCAACTAATATAAGTTTAAATGCATTGTAAAATCTATGCTCATAATTTTTTAAAATATCAAACCCATTAGCTGAGTGCATACAAGTAGCGTGGTCTTTACCTAAATACTCTGCTATTTTTCTCCAAGTATGCCCAAACAGTTCTCTAGCTATCTTGCAAAAAATAACTCTTGCATTTACGTTTTCTCTTGTTCTTCTTTTATCTAAAACATCTACTTTTGTATGGTATAGTATTCTTTCTCTTAACCATTTATAGTTTCTTAATTCTTTCTTTGTCATATTTATCATTTAAAGTGTTCCCTTAATTATAAAATCATTAATATCAAACTCATCGCTTTTGTAGTGTTCGTATATTTTAATAGCCCTAGCTACTTCTTTCTCTCCTCTTTCGTAAAAGTCTTTTGATACGTCCCAGACTGCAATGTCTAAATTCTTTTTGTCAATACATAAAAACTTAAAATCTTTGTAATCAACGTTAAACAACTCACAATAAATGTATACTTGTAGATAATAACGGTATTTTGCAGCACTTTTATCAAAATTCTTAACATCAATCGTAGTCTTAAGATCAATAAGTCCACCAGATTTTTTTAGTATATCTGCCTTAGCTCTAAAAGGATATCCTTGTAAATTACCAATAGCTGGTATTTCCGTAACGCTATTTCTCATTAACTCCATAGCCGTATTGTTTTTACTCATAGCATCTACCAAACGCTCTGAGTCGTTTTTTTCTTTCATTGTAAATACGTCTGGATACTCTAGCTTAGCTTCTTTAAACTTCTTTGTATTCTTGCTTTGCACATCTACAAAAACAACGTCATCTATTTTCTCTGGTTCTAGCATCATAGTATGAAATAACCAGCCGTCTCTTAATGCTTGACTGTTTTGCTCTTGTCCGTATTGAGTCACATAGTGATATGTTTTTGGACTATCTAATAATAGTTTTAATGCACTGGAAGAGAAAGCCGCCTTACCTAAATATCCATAATAAAAATCGTCAGAGTATGAATTATCTATCAACTCTTGTACCTCGTGTTCTGTGTTATCCAGTAATTTTATTTTCATTTGTTCTGTTTTTTTCTATTTCGTCAATCCTTGTTTTAAATGCTTCAATCTTTAAGTACATTTGTGATATAACTTTCTCTAAGTTTGCTATTCTTTGTACTTGTGAGGCTTTTGCTTTTCTCATATTATTGCATTATCTAATTGTTGTATCAAATCTCTCACTTCGCTTCTTTCAAATTTACCTTGTATCTCTGCATTGTAAGTTTTGAATATTAACTCGTAAACGTCTTTCTCTTCTTTTTTGTCGGTTTTACCTAAGTGAGTAATTTTTAAATCAAATTTCATAATTGCTTTTTAAATTGTTTATATTTATTTTTTATGTATTTATCCTCTTCTTTCAACCCCTGTTTAGCCATTGCGTAAAGCGAGGGTATATCATTCAGTAATTCTCTTGCGTCCCATTCAATTTCAATATAACCGTCTTCTGGATCATATCCTATTGCTTGTATGTGTACTACTCCATTACTAGAGTGTAATTGTGTCGTTGCTTTTATACAAAATTCTTTCATTGTTTT